TCTGTGAAGATGACGATACAGAGGTTTGCTGATAACCCTCCGTCTGTATTGCCTAAGACTGATCATCAGAGGTTGAAGGAGTTGAAGGAGTTGATGATTAGGTCTGGAGGTAAGGATGTAGCTCAGAAGGTGATAGAGATAGCATTGAATGATGAGCATCCGCATCAGTTGGTGGCTTTAAAGATGTGTTTGGACAGGACTCTACCGATTAGTATGTTTGAGAAGGATAAGAGTCAAAGGTCAGCAGTCACGATTAACATAACAGGGATTGGTGCTGAACCTACCATAATCGACACTGAACAACCTGAAGACGTAGAGGATAAGTATGGCAGACCTTAATTTTTCCCTTCTGCCGTGGCAACAAGAGGTTTTTGCTGATAAAACGAGATTCAAGGTAGTCGCTGCTGGTAGACGTTGCGGTAAGAGTCGTATGGCTGCCGTAACACTGCTAATCGAGGGTTTAAAGTGTCCTCAAGGCTCTGCGGTACTTTATGTAAGCCCTACTATGGGTCAATCTAGGCAGATTGTCTGGGACTTACTGTTAGACCTTGGAAGAGACATCATCCAGAACTCCCATGTCAATAACTTAGATATTACTCTGATAAACGGAGCTAGGATATATGTTCGTGGGGCTGACAGACCTGATACGCTTCGTGGTGTGAGTTTGACGTATGCGGTGTTAGACGAGGTGGCAGATATTAAGCCTGAGGCTTGGGAGCAAGTGATTAGGGCTTCTTTGTCAGACAAGAAGGGTAGAGCGTTGTTTATTGGGACTCCTAAGGGTAGGAACTGGTTTCATGACACGTTTAAGTTGGGTGAGAGTGGGAATGATCCTGATTGGAAGAGTTGGCACTTTACGACACAAGATAACCCTTTGATTGACCCTACGGAGATTGAGAGTGCTAAGAAGACCTTGAGTAGCTTTGCTTTTAAGCAAGAGTACATGGCTAGCTTCACGAATGCTGGGTCTGATATCTTCAAGGAAGAGTGGATTAAATATGGTGAAGAGCCTCAGTATGGGTCTTACTATATAGCGGTGGACTTGGCTGGGTTTGAGGAAGTTGCCAAACAAGCGGCTAATTCTAAAAAAAGGTTGGATGAGACTGCTATCTCAGTGGTGAAGGTAACTGAGGATGGTAAGTGGTTTGTGGAGAAGATTGAGCATGGCAGATGGGATATTCGGGAGACTGCTGCCAAGATATTGATAGCGATGAGGGATTACAGACCTGTTAGTGTTGGGATAGAGAGGGGAGCGCTTAAGAACGCTGTTTTGCCCTATTTGAGCGACTTAATGAGGAAGAACAACACTTATGCTCATATTGTTGATTTGACGCATGGGAACAGAAAAAAGGCTGATAGGATAATTTGGGCATTGCAAGGAAGGTTCGAGCATGGCAGAATTGTGTTAAATTCTGAGGGAGATTGGGATGAGTTTGTTGACCAGTTAATCCTGTTCCCTGCTCAAGGAGTCCACGATGACCTGCCTGATTCACTTAGTTACATTGACCAACTTGCTGTTACATCTTACATGGAAGAGGATGACAGTGATGATTGGCAACCTATAGACATTATTTCAGGGGTCTGACATGGAACAAAACGAGTTTTACCAGCCAACAGAGAACGATAAAGAGTTAACTGCCTTTGTCATTGACCACTGTGATCGTTGGAGAGACTATCGAAACACCAATTTCCTTGATAGCTACCTTGAATACGAGCGTATCTTCCGAGGTGAGTGGGCAGCAGAGGATAAAACTAGGGAATCTGAACGCTCTAGAATCGTGACTCCCGCTACACAACAGGCTGTAGAGACTCGTCATGCTGAAATCATGGAAGCAATCTTTGGTCAAGGCGACTTCTTTGACATTGAAGATGACCTGAGAGATGTAAACGGCAATCCATTGGACGTTGAGATGCTAAAAGCTCAACTAATGGAAGACTTCAAACAAGACAAAATCCGTAAATCCATTGACCAAATTGAGTTGATGGCAGAAATCTACGGAACTGGTATTGGTGAGATTGTTGTTAAGACAGAGAAGATATTTGAGCCTTCAACACAACCGATTCCTGGTCAACAAAACCAAGCAGCTATTGGTGTTGTAGAGAAAAATCGCCTTGCTGTAAAGATTGTTCCTGTAAATCCTAAGAACTTCTTGTTTGACCCTAATGGAACAAGCGTTGATGACTGTATGGGTGTTGCGATTGAGAAGTATGTCGGCATCCACAAGATCGTAGAAGGCATCGAAAAAGGTATTTATCGCAAAGTTGATATCAAAACAACTTATGAAGATACTGATTTGGAAGCAACACAAGAGTTAAGCCAGTATCGTGATGAAAAAGTATTACTTTTAACGTACTATGGTTTAGTTCCTCGTGAATATCTGACAGAAAAAGATACAGAAGTTGCTGAGTTGTTTCCTGATGACTCAGTAGCAGAAGATTACACAGACATGGTTGAGGCAATTGTTGTGATTGCCAATGATGGGATGATTCTCAAGGCAGAAGAAAACCCATACATGATGAAAGACCGCCCTGTTATTGCATATCAAGATGATACAGTTCCTAATCGACTGTTAGGCCGTGGTACTGTAGAGAAATCCTACAATATGCAGAAGGCTATTGATGCTCAAGTTCGTAGCCACTTGGACTCTTTAGCGCTGACAACAAGCCCTATGATGGGTATGGATGCCTCTAGATTGCCTCGTGGCGCTAAGTTTGAGGTTAAGCCAGGCAAAGCCTTCATGACGAATGGAAATCCTTCTGAGATTCTCTATCCGTTCAAGTTTGGTGAGACAAGTCTGAATAACCTGAATACTGCCAAAGAGTTTGAGCGTATGCTCCTTCAAGCGACTGGCACTTTGGACAGCCAAGGCATGGTAAGTCAGGGTAATCGTGATGGTGCTGGCATGAGCATGGCAGTAGCAACGATTATCAAGAAGTACAAGCGTACATTGGTAAACTTCCAAGAAGATTTCTTGATTCCGTTCATCCAAAAGGCATCATTCCGCTATATGCAGTTTGATCCAGAGCGTTATCCTAGTGTGGACATGAAGTTTATTCCCACTGCAACACTTGGAATCATTGCTCGTGAGTACGAACAGCAACAATTTATTGGTTTATTGCAGACTCTTGGCCCAAATACGCCTGTATTGCCATTAATATTGAAGGGCATCTTGAACAACTCTAGTTTGAGTAACAGATATGAATTGATTGGTGCTTTGGATCAGATGAGTCAACCTGACCCACAAGCCAAAGAGATGCAACAAGTTCAACAGCAGTTGGCATTGCAAGCAGCGCAAGCACAAATTGCTGTTAATACGACACAAGCTGAACAAAACAGAGCAGAAGCCGCTAAACTGATGACCGAGGCTCAACTGATGCCACAAGAAGTACAAGCAAAAGTAATTGCTTCTACGACTAAAAACCTTCCTAGCGGGAACGAGTCCAATGAGTTTGACAAACGAGTCAAGATTGCTGAACTGATGCTTAAAGAAGCTGACATCAAGAACAAGAGCAAGATTGTTGAGTTGCAAATGAACAATGCAAAGAACAGTGTTGTTGACGTAGAAAATGACTTCCTCGAAAGTTTGAACACGGAGTTACAGAATGGCAATCGATAAAATCTTTGATGGTGCGGTAGATGGTATTGCTGACAACTTATTCAATTCTGTTAGCAATTCCGTTTCTGAAATCAAAGCGATGCAACAACGCAAGGCCGCTGAAAATGTTCAATTAGTTGTCCAGTCGTTAAAGAAGATTGATGCAGACATCCGTGACAAGTTCGATGGTGTAACGACTACTCTTGAAACTCGCATTGCAAACATCAAAGATGGTCGTGATGGTATTGATGGCAAGAATGGTCGTGATGGACTAAATGGTAAAGATGGGCGTGATGGCAAAGATGGTCGCAATGGTCGTGATGGTGCTACTGGCCCACGAGGATTTGATGGCCCTAAAGGTTTAGATGGAAAAGATGGTAAAGACGGAGAAGATGGCGTATCTGTAGAAGATGCTCACATCGACTTTGATGGCAGTTTGATCATCACTTTATCTTCTGGTCGTGTTATCAATGTTGGAGAAGTTGTTGCTGCTGACATTGCAGAAAAGATCAAAGTTATCACCAATGGTGGTGGTACAAGCCAGCCTGTTCTAGATGAATTGGCTAGTCTGCAAGCACAGATTGATCTAATCTCTTCCGCTTTGGTTTACAAAGGTACTTGGAATGCCAATACCAATTTACCAACATTAGCATCTAGCACTGGTACTGCAAACACGTTCTATATTGTCTCTGTTGCTGGTTCAACCAATCTTGATGGTGTAACTAATTGGGGTGTCGGTGATTGGGCTGTTTATAACGGCTCAACATGGCAACGAATTGAAGGTGGTGCTGTTGGTAACTTCACTGATTTAAGTGTAAGTGGCACTACAACTCTGTCAGGTTTAACAGCATCTACTGCTTTGGCTTTAAATGCTAGCAAAGCAATAGTAAGCGTCACAAACACTGGTACTGGTAACAATGTATTGGCAACAAGTCCTACATTGACTACTCCTAACTTAGGCACTCCTTCTGCAATCACTCTAACAAACGCAACTAGCTTGCCTTTAGCTACTGGTGTGTCAGGAACTTTGCCTATTGGAAATGGTGGCACTGGTCAAACTACTGCAACAAATGCGTTTACTGCTTTAGCACCTAGTCAAACAGGTAATAGTGGTAAATATCTGACTACCAATGGCACTTCAGCTTCTTGGGCAACAGTATCTGCTGGCGTTACTTCTGTAGCAGCTACAGTTCCATCGTTTTTGTCTGTCAGTGGCTCTCCAATTACCTCTTCAGGTACTTTGGCGTTTAGTCTTTCAGGCAGTGCTTTGCCAACATCATCTGGCGGTACAGGATTAACATCTTTTACCAATAAAGGTGTACCTTATGCATCATCTACAAGTGCATTGACTACTGGTACAGCACTTCAGTTTGATGGAACTAACTTTGGTGTTGGCGCTACACCAAGTGCTTGGGGCGCAACTTACAAAGCAATTGAAGTTGGTGATCTAGCATCTCTTTCATATGAAAGTAATGGTGTTATAAAGAAGACGCGCATTTCCACTAACAGTTATAACGCCACAGCGATTGGTGCTAGACCTTATTACAAGGCGAATGGTCTTGCTACTGAGTACTATCAGAACGTTGGTGAACACGTTTGGTCAACTGCTCCATCTGGAATTTCTGGCCCAACTACTACGATTACAAGTGGTAATACATACACAACTTTAAGCAGTGGAAATCAAACTGCTTTTGGTGCAGCAAACAATTCAGTTGGCACTATTTGGGGAGCAACAAGTAGCGGAACATTAAGTAGCGGTACTGTTGTTCAGAATATTGAATTTGTAGAGGCAATGAGGATTGATGCTTCTGCAAACGTTGGTATTGGAACTTATACTCCTGGCTCTAAGCTTGATGTAAAAGGCACATTAAGACTGTCTGGTTCTACTTCAGGATATGTTGGTTTATCGGCAGCTGCAACGGCAGGTTCTACAACATACACATTGCCATCTTCTGACGGAACTGCAAACCAAGCATTGGTAACAAATGGTAGTGGTACTTTGTCATGGGCTAGTACATCTTCTGGTACTGTGACGAGTGTTGCTGCTTCTGTTCCTTCTTTCTTGTCTGTCAGTGGATCACCCATTACATCAAGTGGAACATTGGCTATTAGTCTGTCTGGTACTGCATTGCCTACATCTAGTGGTGGTACAGGACTTACATCATTTACTTCTGGTGGTGTTGCTTATGCTTCTAGTTCTAGCGCATTGGCTACTGGAAGTTCTTTGCAGTTTGATGGTACTAATCTGTTGGTTGGTACAACAACATCTACATATAACTACAGTGGGCGCACTTGTCTTGAGTTGAATGGATCAACAGATTCACTGATTGCTTTTAAATCTAGTGGCACTGCTACTGGTTACATCCAAGGTGCTTCAGCAACATTCAATATGTATGCTGTTGGCAATTCTATTCCAATGGTATTTGGAGTAAACGGATCGGAGAGAGCAAGAATTGATACCAGTGGCAACTTTGGATTGGGTATAACTCCTAGTTCTTGGGGTGGTGGTTATGTTGGATTGCAAGTAAAAAATGCAATGTCACTTTGGGCTGCTAGTGGAACAAGTGCTTATCACAGTAATAATGTTTACTTTGATGGAACTAATCGTAAATATGTATTTAATGGAACAGCTGCAGAATATGAACAAGGTGCTGGTATCCATTCTTGGAAAACTGCAGTATCAGGAACTGCTGGCCTAACAACAACCATTACCAATGGACAATCCTACACAACAGTAACATCAGGAAACCAAACATCATTTGGCGCTCCTAACAATACTGTTGGAACAACATGGACTGCTACAAGTGGTGGTACTTTATCTAGCGGTACTGTTACTCAGAATATTACCTTTACACAAGCAATGTCACTAGACGCTAGTGGAAACCTAAGTGTATTGGGAAGCATTACAAACACCGCTGGTACTGCTAATGGAGTAGCGTATTTAAACGGCTCTAAGGTTGTTACAACTGGTTCTGCGCTTACTTTTGATGGCACAACATTTAAGGTAAATGGGTCACAGCGACTTCAAGCAACATCAACAGGTTCTACTTCTAACGGCTATCAACTTGATGCTGGAGCGCAACAACATTTTTGGTATCTCGCTGATAACACAACTAGTGCATTTGAGATTGGTTCTGGCGCAGGTCAATGGAAGTGGAGCAATTCAGGCGGTGAGTTGATGCGCCTAACCAGCACAGGTCTGGGTATTGGTACAAGTAGTCCTTCTACAAAGTTGACTGTTGCTGCTGCTTCTCCAACCATAAGATTGTCTGACACAACAACAAGTGTTACAGGTGGTGTGTTTGGAACTATTGACTGGCAATCAGCAGATGGTTCAATGGCAGGTGGTCTTGCTGCCAAAATTGATGCATATGATGATAGTGGTGCTTATGGAGATCGTGCAGCAATTCGTTTCTTTACAAATAATGCGTCATCACTTGGTGAACGTATGCGCCTCGACTCCTCAGGCAATCTAGGCTTGGGAGTTACTCCTAGTGCTTGGAGTGGTGGTGGGTTAAAAGTAATTGAAATTACCGCAAGCGGAAATGCGCTTTCAGCAAATAGTTCTACAACATATTTAAACACAAACGCTTATTACAGTTCTGGCTGGAAATATGGCTACACAGGAAATGCCACTCAGTATTATCAAAATGCTGGCGTACATTATTGGCTTACAGCAGCATCAGGCACAGCAGGAAACGCCATTACATTCACCCAAGCAATGACATTGGATGCTAGTGGCAAACTTGGAATTGGAACAACAAGCCCATCAGAAATTCTGACTGTTCAAGGTGCTCCAACAACTTACGGTGATGCACGTTTTAATGCTTCACTTTTTGACACAACATCTGCGACAAC